ATGGAAAGAATCTTTTGTTGTTACTAATGACACAACTTCAACTCATAATCTTGCTTTAGGGTCGGCTGGGGTTATTTATTTGTCGTGTGCAGGAAACGACGGCGACACAGGCCATGTTAGTTACGAATACGGTTGGATTTACGGAAGGGTTTACAACGCTACCGATGGGTGGGTTACGAGTAGCACCTATGATTTCAACCAGCTTTATGCGGCTAGTGCTTATTTAACTTCTTATACAAGTGCTAGTACTTATTGGGCGTATATGGCTATAGCAAATAGTCACGTTACTACCGACGATCATCAATGGGGGGTTACAAAAATTGAATACCGTAACATGCCTAATTGTGGTTTCGTTTGGTGGCATGACGAATTTTGTACAGCTAACGACACGAACACCACAGGATCAGGTTTAAGTAACGTGTACGGTGATCTAGATTCGTACCCTCCTTATTCGTGGATTGGTCGCGGAGGAGGTAGCGAAGAAGGAAGCACAGTTACAAACACTTATTTAGGTTTGACTTTTACAGGTAATAGCCATAGTTATTACGCTCCGGGTTCTAGAATAGATCATTATGTAATGGATGTTGGGTAAGGAGAACAAATGTTAAGACCAGCGCATGTAATGGAAACGGATCCTAATGATCCTACTAAAACTATTACAAGAGAAATGACTGAAGAAGAATACGCAATGCACGAAGAGGCTCAAGAACAGATGGATTTGGATCTTGGTTTTGAACGCCATCAACGTAACGTGATGTTAACTGATTCTGATTGGACTCAATATGCTGAAGACAATCCGTTGCCTGACGAGAAGAAAGCTGAATGGGCTACATATCGTCAGACTTTAAGAGATCGTTTCACAGATAAAACACGAATATCAGAACTCGACCCTTGGCCTAACCCTCCTAGCTGATGGCATACGATTATAGACAAAGCGGGATTGACTATCGGGTATCCGATGTTACATATCAGGGCGTATTAACTCGCCATGAAATAGCCGCGTCTATATCAAGTGCGGGTTCAGTAAGTTGTGCTGTTGTTGAAGAAGCGTCAGTTCAGTCTTCTTTGTCGTGTTCAACGACAATCTCTGCTTCTATTTCCCACACAGCGCCAGTAGCTTCTGCGCTTTCTTCAGCGGCTTCTGTTTCTTGTTCTGTTGTTGAAGTTGCATCCATAGCCGCCAGTATATCATGTACTGGATCTACTGCTACAGCTATTATCGAAGAAGCGTTCGTAGCGGCGACACCTTCAAGCGCGGCGAGTTTAACGTGTGCGCTTAAAGCTAACTTTAGTATTACGGCTACGCCTTCGGCTTCTGCTTCTATAGCCCCAGCTATCGTAATGGAAGCGGCTGTAGCTTCGAGTGTGTCTTCCGCGGCTTCAATTTCAGCGGCGATAGTGATGGAAGCTTCAGTTGCGGCTACCCCATCGAGTAGCGCGTCTGTTGCAGGTGCGATAGTTATGGAAGCTCCGATAGCTTCTTCTATCACATCGACTGCTTCTACTGCTACTGCTTTAATTGAGATAGCTTCTGTAGCCAGCGCGCCTAGCTCGGCGGCATCTTTGTCTGCTGGTATCGTAATGGAAGCTCCGGTAGCGAGTAGCGTTTCAGCTACTGGTTCTACTGTTGTTGCGATAATCGAAAAAGCGTTTGTTGCTGTTTCTGCTTCCAGCGCGGCTTCTATATCTGCGGCTATTAACAGAGAAGCACCGATAGCTTCTAGTCTTTCTACTGTTGCTTCGTGGACTGCCCCAGTTATTGTTAAAGAACGTCCGATAGCTAGTGGTTTATCTTCAGCAGGATCTGTAAGTACTACTATTTTAGTTAAATATCCGAAACCTGCTGTGAGTTTGGAACCTTCTTTGTATCATAATGTTAATATTGCAGTAACGAACTATCATGATGTTACTTTAGAAGTAAGTGTAACGTAGGAGAATTATGGCTGTATACGATAATGGAGATCAAGTAAGAGTAACTGCTACTTTTACAAGTAATGGTGTAGCCGCTGATCCTACAGACAATGCTAATGATGTTACTGTTACTTGGCGTAAACCTTCAGGTGGGACAGATGCAACACCTACAGCTACTAAAAGTGCAACAGGTATTTATTATGTTGATTTAACATTAGCAGAATCAGGTATGCATCATGTCAGATTCCAAGGCGATGAGGGGGTTATTGCATCGGATATTGTACAGTTAGAGGTAGCCCACTCTGTCTTTGATTGATCCAAGGGGGGCCATGGCTAACACTCCGCATGAACAACATGGCGGCAACGTCAGCAAAGTCAGGGGACAGAAGACTCGTGAATTGTTCCTTGAAGGACTCGCGGAGCATGGAACTATCTCTAAGGCGTGTGCTATCGCTGGTGTCACACGATCCGCTTATGATAAGTGGAGACAAAGGATACCTGACTTCGCTGAGAAAGCTGACTCCATCAGGGCGAAAGCTCTCGCTGACGGCGGTGTGGATAAGTGGGACGGCACGTTTCAAAGTTTCAGAAGTCACTATTTCGGCCACATGTCCCCTTGGTTCCATATCAAAGCCATCGAAGCGTATGAAAACACACCACCCGGAAACATCACCCTCATCCTTTGGCCTCCAGAACACGGCAAAACAACGTTGGCCGAGGACTACTTCTGCTACAAACTGGCGACCAACCCCGAATTCAGGATCACCGTCGGATCTGAGGGCCAAGACATGGCTCGCAAAATTCTTGGGCGTATACGTTCTAGGATGGAACCTCATGGACCTTTCCCTAAATATGTAGCTAAGTATGGGCCTTTCGTGCCTCAAAATCAGAGTGGTCGTAAAACTGCTCAATCGTGGGGTGCTGATTATTTTAACGTGTTTAAGAAGGCTAGTCACGATGAGCGTGATTATTCGATGGTTTCTTTAGGTTGGAGATCGAAGATCGCTGGTACACGTACCGACCATTTGCATATTGATGATATTCAATCTCGTGTTTCGTTGAACCTTACCGAACAGATGTTCGAGATTTTCCGTCAGGACTGGTTAACCCGTCCGGGTGAGAATGGTCGAACGAGTATTAATGGTACTCGTGTGGGTGAAGGCGATTTTTATGAACGTGTAATGAATGAGATAGATCCAGATATTCTTTCTGTGATTAGATTCCCTGCGATTATTACTAACGATGAGGGTGAACCTGAACCGTTGTGGCCTGAAATGTTTTCTATGGATGCGCTTGACAGGATTAGACGCAAGGTTGGTGAAGAGGCATGGTCGCGTAACTATATGCAACAGCCGAGTTCTTCTGCTGAAGCTACGTTCGATGAGGAATCTATACAGAAATGTTTGAATCCTTTACGTTCAGTGAATCATCACCCACCAAAGGACTGCACTGTTTACATTGGGTTAGATCCTGCTTTGGGTTCTAACAACTGTGTTATAGCGGCTACTCCACATGAGGATAAGTTAAAGATTCTTTTCGTTAGGGAGGATGTGGGTCTTACCCGTAATGAGCAGATACTCGGCATTGTTGAAGAAGCGATACTTAGATGCGGGCAGAATGGTGCGACTGTATCGGATGTTGTGATTGAAGCGATGGTATTCCAGAAAGGTTTATCTCGTGATGAGCGTCTTGTAGAGATGACAGAGCGATATGGGTTCCGTGTGAGAGAACATTTAACTGGTGTGAATAAGTATGATGAAACTATTGGAGTTCCTTCTATGGCTTTATCGTTTATGCGTGGTGAAATTGACATTCCTTATGCAGATGATCCGTCCACACGCCATCAAGCTGATGAACTAATAAGACAGTTGAAAGCATGGCGGCCATTAAAACGTGGTACTAAACTAAGACAGGATCAAGTTATGGCATTATGGTTCATTTGGATACTCTGGCGGCAAAGGAAACAATCATATAGTGTTGACTCTTCACAATTCAGCTTTAAAGGACTACCTTGGAAGACAAGTGTATCTAATAGTAGGGTTTTTTAATGTATACCTTTGATGAAATAGTAGGAATTATAAGACAAAGGCAGGATATACAAAGTCCTTTATTGGAAAGAATGCTTGAAGTTAAAGAAAGATATAACGGAGAATATGTAATTCCTCTTCCTTCGATGGAGAATGAACCTGTTTTACCTCCATTAACTCCTGCTCTTATAGCAGAAAATATTGATGCTGTAGCTCAACGAGCTTCATCAGTTATGCCTTTCATTGGATGCCCTGCTATAGATCAGTCGAAAGAACGAGGTGTTCGTTCCCGTGAGTATGCTGATATTCGTAGACGCGCACTTGCCGCTACGTGGTATTCATCAAAGTATAAACTAAAGATGCGTAGGGCATACCGTCATCTAGCTGGATATGCCACATCATGTTTAGTAGTTACTCCTGATTTTGACAAGGGGTTACCACGTATTGATGTTCGTGATCCTCTTGGTGTATACCCAGAGCCTAAAGCTTATGAAGATGTAGAACCTCCACGTAACTGTGGTTTCATTTACGGCAAGTCAGGTGACTGGCTACGAGCGCATTATCCTGCCGCTAGGCAAGAGAATGGTGGGCCTGTAGCTTCAGATAAGAACGCCCGTCAAGAATTGTGGGATGTGTGCGAATGGGTGGATGAAGAACACATTGTTATTGGAATAATGGGACCACGTTATAATCATCATAATCAAACCTACCCATATCATAGTACGCAAATAGAACTATCTCGTGCGCCTAACAAATCTGGTATGCCTTGTGTTATAACTCCGGGTCGAGTTTCGTTGGACAAGATAGCT